TGTCCAAATTGTGATTAATTTCCAAATAAACCAAACCTTTTCTTTTTATTCATTTCATCTTCCATTTCAAGTATTCTAACTAACGCATTAGTTAATACATAATCGTGATTAACATTTTGTCTTAGCAATCTAATTGTGTAATTTTTTAAAACTTCTATATCAGTACAAGCAATAATATCTCTTATTTTTACTTCAGTAGCTAATTTTTTTTCTACTGGTATTGGTTCGATTAATACTGATATAAAGTTTTTATCCATAATTAATTAGGAAAAAGTTGTTTTTCTAAAATATCTACAGCACGATCATCAAGTGTGTTTGTTGTTTGTTTGCAAATTGCTCTTAATAAATCAACAACAAGTCTTTTTACAGTTGTTGTTGTGAGAAATGTCATCAAGATTGGTTTCAGAATTTTAATCATAATTTATTGTGTTACTTTCCAAACATAACAGTTTTTGTTACATTTGGCATATGCTGTCTAAAATAAGCAGTGGTCAGCAGCTTACTCCTCACACACTAGACAGCTTTTTTTATGCAAGAACAAACAGAAAAAGAAGGAACGGATTGGGGAGAAATCTTTGGACACGGTGTTAGATTTATGATTCTTTGTTGGTCACTTGCAATGATGACTCTTGGATATATGGATAAAATTCGTAATGACGGAGCATTTTTAGCCGGCTTGACCAGTGGGGTCTTAGGCAGCTACGGTATCTCTGTTAACAAAAAGAAACCTCAAAACGCTGCTAAGATAGTAGATAACAAGGACACAAATGTAGGAATCAAATGAAAAAATTATTTGCTTTGTTATTGTTTTTTCCATCAGCTGCATTTGCTGATATAAAACAGGAATTTGTTACATCAGCACAAATTACTGTTGATATGCCATATTCTGTTACAAATAAAGTAGGAACCACATATTCATTAAGTGGAAACAATATAACACCATCTGTAACTGTAGGAGATACTACAACTTCGGGAAAGATTGGAGGAATAAATGTAGGAAGCCTGACCAACGGTGTCCCTGCAATGATTCAAACAGATACGACAGTAACGACAAGCGGTTCCGCATTTAGTAAGACAGAATCAGTAATAATGGGAGATGCTACACCATCTTCTGTAACTCCTAGTTCGGGCATTGCATCATTACCAGTATTAGGTGGACAGACTACAGTTGGTTCAGGTGGTACAGCAGGCAACCTTGCTTTAACGTCATTGAGTTCGGGTGTTCATACTTGCACAGCAGGTGGAAGTGGAACTAGCTGTATTGGTTCAACCAAAGTTACTATTACAATTGACTAGACTTTGGTTACTAATTATAATTGTATTACCTACTAAACTGTTAGCTACACCTGTAGTTCCTCAGTTTCGTTCGGGGTCACAAACAACCTCATCTACTAGCCAAAGTGTTATTAACGAAACGATCACAAGTTATCAATACAGAACTGGCTACAGTTATGCAGCAAGCGGTCATAATATTAAAGCCAATACTGATTCTATTAACCCCACTGCTACAACCCAAACCACACAAACAATTGGAGGTGTTAATTTTGCATGGACATCACCAAATCTTGAACAAATTCCAAGATGGCAGATAGTAACAGAAGGAGCAGCATTTTCAATACAAGAAACACTTATAACTCCCGGACTAGACACAGTTACAACCATAAACAGAACAATAACTACTTCTACAACTTCAGAAACTACAAGTACATTTGGGCAATAATTTTATTATTATTGCCTGTTAAAACATTTGCCAATACAACAGTAAGTAGTCCACAAAGTCAATCAACTGGTGTAGTCAATAATAATGCAACAATGATAACTCCATCTAGTTTGCCCCAAAATAGATATTCACAAGGAATAGTTTGCACTTCCCCAAGTTTGACAATTACTCCATATTTAACTGATGCTTGGTCATTTAATAGACCAATCGAAACTATTACCAGACAAGCTATTTATGATGAAGATACTGGTGAAATAAAATATTATCAAGAGACACCTCGTTTTGAAAAAGATAACTACAATTTAAATTATGGAATAAGTATGCAGTTTAATATTCCACTTGGTAATGGTGGTGATTTATGTAAAGAGGCAGCAAAAGTAAATATAGAGGCTCAAAAACTTCTAATAAAGAAAACACAATATGAAATAAGCCTTTATAGGTTAGAACAATGTGCAAAGCAAGCAAAACTCGGTGTAAGTTTTGTTGCAGGTAGTCCAAGTGCAATTACTTGCCAAGATATTGTTATTACAACTCCTCCCAATCAAGTATTACCACATAAACATTCATTAAAGCGGTAGACAAGGCACGGAAAATCTTGTCTACCTAGACGCCTCTATTAGATAGAGTACAAGGGATAATAGAAGGGCAGTGATTCGTGGCAGACGAAGTGCTTCCAAATATACCTTACTCTCCTTGCATATTTATTTTAACTTATTTTTTTCTTTGTAAATTTATTTATTATTTGTTTTACTAATGGTTTCACAATATTAATAAGAATCGGAGTGCTAGCGGCAACCACAGCAATAGCAGCAGCATTAGTAATAGCAGGAACATTAGGTATGTACTGCTCGGTAAAGCTCGTGTCCTCATACAAAGTAATGCATTTACTTTTATCTTCGTTTAATTTATGTCCAACGACACGTTCTAGTCTTTTATCGTTACGAAAATCTCCAATACGTTGATCTTTTTCTGGGTCTGGACATTTTATAAAAAACTCTGTTTCTTTCTCAACAGGCTTTTGTGTGACAGGTGGTTTTGTTTCAGGTATTTCAGGTTCACTAGATGTAATCGGTGTATCTTCTGACATTATCAAACTGTTTGGTTGATAATTCATTGGATTAAAACTAGGGAATGGTGCATCACAAACTGTAAAAACACCATTTGGGTCATCAAGTAATAAATTCCTATTACCAGTATTTTTTATATCTCTATGTTGATATGTACAGGCAGGAACATTAATTGTTAAAGGTATAATTTCTACTGGTTTTGTAAAATCAAATATTGGTTGTATTTGTATTTCTGGAATATTTAAATCAGGTATGCCCATTAAAGTGGTAATGCAGGACCAGACATTTCTGGCATTTGTAATGGAATTTCTTTTATCATTTTTTCTTGTAAATCACCCATTAATTTATTTTTTAAATCTCTTTCAAACTCTGGACTTTGCATATAGCGAATTGCTACAAAACCAAATGCAGCCATTGACCCCGATAACAATAAAGACAACAATGATGCTATCTGACAAATACGATTAAACATGATTAAGTTTGCAATATTAAAAGCACTATCATTTTCAAGTGTGCTTGTATTACTGCTTATTGTAGCCCTATCCCCTCTCTACGTCACTATGGGCTTAATGACAAGACAGATGCACGAAAAGGTTAATTAGCAGCTTCAGTAACACCGCCCTCAGAAACCCACGTTAAATATTCTTGATAATCGGTGTTTTCTTCATTTTTTGGAATTGCCATCAAAAATGTACTGTCATTCCACTTAGTAAATGAAATTATTGTTTTATTATCGTAATCTGTATGTGATTTGTACTTAATGGCCATAGTTAAAGCTCCGCAGAAAAAGCAAAATAATTGTCTCCTCTAATAAAATATACTCTATGTTGTGTGAAACTAGAGCCACCCATCTCTGTCCACCCACCAGTTGTGCTGTTAGTATAAATAGTTCCAAGTGAGGTAACTGACTCAAATCCTGATCCTGCTCTGTTTACATTATTTGAATTATTTAATAATAATGCTGAAGGACTTGTTCTCATAGCAGGATTTGCTCTCAAACAACCTTGAATATTTGTAGTATTTTGAGCTTCTCCAAGAGTAGGCTTAATAATTTGGTAGTATCTTTCACAAAGCGTTAATTCTTGGGCAAATGACCTATGCTCAAAATCTGTTGCCACGTCACCTACTTCTAATTGAACTCCTGTTATTTCAAATGTCGCATCATTTGTTGTGTACCATGTTGAAGTCTGATCTGGTGTTCTGGCACTATTGTCTGCTGCCGCCCAAGCATTTAATGGTCTTGTTCCTGTTCTGTTAGTACCATCAAATAAATGCCAACTAATATACATTCCTATACCATTATCATTATTTAAAAAAATATTTGAATTTCCGGGTATTGTTTTTGTAATTTTTGTCCAAGTATCAGCACTTAAAGAACCAGTTTCCATAACATAACGATATACACTTCCATTGTCTGATTGAAGCATAAAATAAAAATTTTGTGCAACACTTGATTTTACCCAAAATTGTAAAGTTATATTGCTTGAACTTTGAGGATAATCCCAACCAGAATTAGCAAGGTCTTGATCTTCTATTCTATACTCAAAAACTATATGGTCATCAGCACCTGCACCACTTGTTTGATTTCCGTTTTGAATTTTAAATGTTTTTCTAAATCCACTTTGACGAGGTGATGTTCCTTGGCTAGTATCTCCTTGCGAATATGTGGGAGCTTCATCAAGTCCGTTTTGGTAAGATGTAAATCTATCAACTGTTTGATAGCCAGCAGATGTAGATGACGTACCACGTTGAGCCAATAACATAGCTCCGTTAATTATTAAATTACGATTGGATTTATTTGTAAGGTTAGCAGTACACGTTCCATCAGTATTGTTGACAGTAATAGCAGCAGTACTAGCTCCTACGCCTTTTATTGAATTTACCTTGATCTCTGACATAATTAACTAGGTTTTGGGTTAGCGTCTTTAACCGCTTTGATGTGGGTAGCCCACGTTCCAGTTGTATCTAGTTTACCTGCCTTCATGTCGGCATACAACATATCAAGTTGATCTCCAAAAGAAGCGTAAATAGTTTCCCCATCAGTTGTTCTGTCAGTTTTGTACTTAACAGCAGCAGCTTCAGCATCTAGTGTGGTTCGTGCAGCATCTATCTTGCTTTGTTCAAGAGTTACAGACTTTCCATCTTTATCAAATGCTCCTGTTCCATCATCAATACTTACAGCATCTGGATATGCTTTAAAAATAGCTTCATGGTCTAACATTACGCTGCTACCTCCATAACTGTTATTTGAGAAGCTAAAAGACCATGTGCTCTGTTATCTGTATTATCGTGTGATCTGTTAACCCTTGTTGTACGCCCAACAGTTGCTACATACATTTGAAGTTTATAAGTTACTGCTGTACTGCCATCTGCTCCATGTGTATCTAAAAATTGACCATTAGCAGCATAGGTTCTATCTCCACCAGTTATAACGTAAAAATTAGATAATCTTTGTCTGCTACCACTGGCATCACCTAAATAAATTTGAGTAGAACCTCTTAAAAGTGCAATACCAGCGTTGTAACCACTTTCTCCACCAATATTAACTGTGTAACTTACAAAGCATTTTGTACCACTTGATGGAGTTAAAGAAACAGAAAGTCCAGAAATATCAAAATAAGAATCTGAAACAGTACTTGAACCTGTTGAAAATGAAGCAGTATCTGTTTTAACTGCTTGTTGAACTGAAAGAATTTTACCTGTAGCTGTATTTGTTGTTAAAAGTGTTGCATCTGCTAAGTCTGGTAATGTAAAAACTCTATTGTTACTTGATGATGATGGTGCCTGTAGGCTGAAAGACCCACCACCAGATGCTGCGTTTAGTTTAATCTTTGCTGTCATGGTTAACTAGGTTCAGTAGGAAAAGTAACAGAACTCATATCTAAATTACCATCTGCATCAAGTTTCGGCGATGCACTTGCAGGCAAATCACGCAAACTTTGACGATATGTTTTCCAAGCTGTTGATAGAGTTAAATCAGAGCTTGCTCTCCAATCACAAGCTGTTAGACGCCTATCCCTTTCAACTCTTAAAAGTCTCATAGGTTCTGCATTTGTTAACCTTGTAACCTCTGCATCTATTTCAGATTCAGTTGGTTTTGTAGAACTATCTGTCCAAGACAAATCAGAATATTCAAATCCTTTCCAAGTCCACTCAGTAGAGGGTTTTAAGATTGCTAATGCTTTATGTTTGTTATATATCATGCTGCTATCTCCAAAGCTATTAGTGAATATGTATAGCCATCTGTGCTAACTGTATTTGTATCGCTAGATTGTCTCGCCAAAGTAAGATGATAAGTTGTAGCAGATGTGGTATTAGGTGTATCTATAATTGCCAAACCATGATTACAATAAACTTCATTTCCATCAGTACTCCAACAAATACTATGACTTACATTAGTTCCAGAACCCGCAGAACCCCCTCTATATATGTAAACACCACTTGTGGCCTTACTTGATGGAACCATATGTGCACTTAATTGGGCTAATAATAAAATTTGATTACTTGAACTTGCAGGGGTAATAGATAAAGTTAAAACGTCTAATTTAGTTGCACCACTTGTAGTCTGAGAGGTAGTACTTTGTTGATGAACCTTTTGAATAATATGCCCAGAAGCACTTACACCAGTATTTGTAATTGACATTCTTTCAACACCACCAGTTGAAAACTTGATAGTGTCAGCAGAGGGAAATGTTATACCAGTATTGCTATCCGTTCCAGTTAAAGCAGGTGCAGATACACTTCCATCTACTCCAGAAATACCAGTAGTACCGTTAATGTTTAATGCCATAATTAAAGAATAACTAAAATTGCTCCGCTTGGCACGGTTATTGTAACGCCTGAATTAATTGTAGGACTTACGGTATGTGCATGTTTACCTGAAGATAATGTGTAAGAAGTTGTAGCAGTTTGATCTGACTCAAAAAACACCTCGTCTGTACCTCCTCCTGTAGCACCTGCACCTCCTCCAATTGCTCCCCATGCTCCATTGTTATAGCCTTCAAACTGATTTAAAGTTGAATTATGTCTAAACATACCAACAGCAGGGCTTCCGTCTCTTTGAGCTGTTGTTCCAGATGGAATTGTAAGACTTGAGGTATAGTTATGTATAACTTTTCCAGTAAAAGTTCCACCAGTAAGAGGAGCTAATCCAAAACCTGTGCTTGCAACAGGTCCAATTGTCACATATCCATTATTAGCAGCATTTCTTATTTTTAAATTTCCATCTGATGTATCAACATGCCATTGATATGCGTAGTTAGTTGTTAATGCACCTGATTTACTATTATTTGATGCAATTGCTTGGAACAGATTATTTAAATCTGTTCTTACTGCAGATCCAGTTCCATTATCAATTATAAAATCATGTTCAGCCATAATTGATCGTTTTAGTGTATTCTACACGCCTTTACCAAATCCTACAGCCTGATAAGTAAAATTTCTATCAATACTTGCATTTGATGAATTTTTGAAATGTACTGTAAAGCCAGTTCCAGAAATATTACTTACCTCAAAATAGTCACCTGATGCCATATTTTGTGCATTTATACCAATAGAAGGTAGATTTGAATTTGCTCCAAGTAATGAAGAAGTCCCAACAAAGAATGGATGTGTAAATGTCACAGCTTTAGCACCTGCACCACTTGCAGTTACATTTCCCTGTTCTGTTCTTCTCTGTAAAGATGCTGTATAACCAAGTTGTGAAACTTTTATATCTTGTGCAGTATCATTACTTGTAAGTTTTGCCCTAAATTGAAAGCCCCTACCTTTATAAGTTCCGTTAGCAAAAGTTTGAAAATCAGAGTAGGTAGGTGATCCAGATGGGTTATCTTGTGTAACTCTTACTAACATTTCAGCATTTACTTCTGTTGCTGTAGCTCCATCAAAATCTGTAACATCATCAATTAAACCTCTTGAATCAAATAAATCTGACGGATAAAATGCTTCTGTTAAAAAATGACGTTTTAAATCTAAACTAAACACTCCACCCAAATCTAAAGTTGTCCCACCTGCTGTTCCTCCAAAATCATATGTACCTTCTGAATTTATACCTCCAAAATCATCTAATGAAACAACAGTATCAAAATCTGTTATTGAATCAAAATTGCCAGTACCAGTTAAATTTATTGTATTTGTAGTAGCATCAAAAGCAACATTAGTTTTTGTTCCTTGAAATTTAGGACTATCAGTATCTTCTCTTCTTGTCTGTGTAATTAATGGAGCTTGATTATCAGGAAGTTCTAGAATAACACTTGTCTCACCAGAGCAGAATCTTCCTCCATCATCTTGAAATTTTAAAATATATTCACCTTCAAGGTATGGAACTTCTGCTGTTGTTGTATTACCTGCTAATGCTTGAATCAAATCAGTGCTATTAGAAAATGTACCACTTCCATTAGTTAGAGGGGAATGTCTGACATATACTCTTCCTCCATGTGTAACATCTAAGTCTGTTGATAAATTCCAACGTAATCTGACTAATTTTTCATTTATTGGTTCTGCAGTTAAACCAGTTACATTTGATGGTAATGCAGTTTTGCCAACAGCATTAAAAGTTAAATCTGCAGATGTTGCACTTGTTTGCAATGCTGTATTGTAGCTAAACACCTGAAACTCATAAGTTCCAACATCAGTATTAAATATCTCGAAATCAGGAGAAGAAACTGTTGTTGAAACAAAGTTTCCATTATTAAATCTATAATTCACTTGATATTGAGTTACACCTACAATTGGTTGCCAACTAACAATTAATTTTGCTACTGCCTGATTATTTATTTCAACAATTTTTTCTTCTGCCTGTAAAGCATTTGGTGGGTCTTTAGGTAAATTTAATATTGATACTGTTCTTGTTGGTAAGGTTGCACCATCTTCAATAAAAGCATATTTATCATTTACATAAGACAAAGCAGTTATTGAATAAACTAATCCTTCTTGTTCTTCTACAGTTATTACTCTAAATTTTTGAGCTTCTACAGTATTATCTTGCAATAACCAAACAGTATTTACATTCGGTGTTTGAGAGAAAGCAGATGAAACAGTAATAACTGCACCAGATATACTTGAAATTGATTTTGTTTCTACAGTTCCATCAGGTAATATTACAGATAATGTTGGACTGTTTGTTGTAGGTAAATCAGTTGAGGTAGAATCATCTACAGTAATTTGCGTTGTTGTTGCTGCAGCAATTCTTCCACCTCTTCTTAAACCAGATCGTACAGGGTCTGCAATATCTATCACAGAGCCGGGTCTAACAATAATTCCTGAATCAACAGAGGTTGCAAATGAAACAACCTCTGATTCATTTTGTTCAGCAAATAAAATTGCTTTTGCTAATCGTCTTGCCTGACCTCTACTTGTGCAAGCAAATGCTTTAACTTGTTTTATAATTACACCTAATTTAGCTATAGCGGCAGTATCTTCATAAACCTCATAATCAATCTCTCTACTGTCCATATTAAAATATGAAACAGAAATAACTGTATTTCTAGTTTTTAAACCACTTCCTGAGTAACTAAAACCTGCTTCTGTTACGTTAGCTAGATTAAATAAATAACTTGCGTCTTTTGGACTGTCTTGTGCTAATTGAATACTACCTGCAGACCATATCGGCATACATCTCATTACACCTGCTAACTCATTTATTAACCCAAAGGCTTCATTAGAGGATTGTATGTTGACATTGCAACTAAACCTAGCTTCTTGCCCTCCAAATCCATCTGAAACTAATGTGTTTGCAAATTTACTGGCAGTTACAAATGAAAATAAATCTAGTGAACTATCAGTAATATGATTTCCAAAACCATATCTTGTATCAGTTAAAAGGTCTAACAAAATCATTGCGGGGCATGAACACCATTGAGCAGCACCCATAACTCCATTAAAAATATATCCTGTTGGATAAATTATTCTTCCTGTCGTACTATCAACAGTTGGTGTTCCAGAACTATTGGCACCTGCACCGGGAATCCTTACTTTTATACCTCTAATACGATATTTTCTGCTTGGAATTGATTGAAATTGCATTGAATCCAATCGAAGTGAAGCATATGCACTATTTGCATAAGTTGAAGCATCATCAATTATTTCTGCAAAACTTGTCCAAATAAAAGCATCAATTAAAGTAGATGTTGAACTATCTGCAGTAATTCTTGTAACTCTTATATCTACAGGAAAAGCACCTGTAAGATTCACCCTGTAATCTCTTTGGTAAGCATCAGCAGATCTTCCTGTAATGGTGTCAGTAATAATATCAGTAAATCCACCAGAATTATATTGAACAGATATTTTTAAAGATACAGAAGAGCCTAATAAATCTCCTTTGTCAGTTGCTTTTTGTAATTGTGGAAATGTAATAGTTACATTAACCGCATCTACATCTGAATTTGTTATCTGTCTGGTAACTGGTGTGGCAGCAGTTACTGTACTGCCAACTGCTGTTATTGAAGAACTACTTTCAATACCAGATATTTTTGTTTGATCTGAAGTTCCAAAGCGTGGATTAAATGTAACATCTTGAAAATTAAAATCTGTTGTGTTTGGACTTGCAGAATTAGCTGTTGATTTTAAAACAGGGGTATCATTTAGAAAAACATCCTTTAATGCTGCATTATTATATGCAGTAGTGCCTTGTGTTCTTCCTTCTTTTGATGCAGAAGCAAACCCTTCAATTTCTCCCTCTGAAATCAAGTCAAGCAATGTAGCAAAACTTCTACTGTGTAAATTATCAGGGGTTCGTGTGGGTTGCGGTGGTGGTGGTGGACTTCCTCCACCAGAACCAATAATTTTTTTTGGTGTATTTGTCATGCTTGTACCTGTTGAGTATCAACTGCTCCACTTATTACAACTGAACCAGTAATTATTTCTCCATATACTATTGGAACTGGTGTACCTGCTCTTGAAGTATTTTGTGTTCCTGAAAAACTAAATGACAGTTGGGGATCTTGTTCTGAATTAAAACCCTCAAACTTAGGTAAAGGAAATAACATTTCGCTAACACCAGATAAGACAAGAGAAGCTCCAACAGCACTTGTTAAAGTTCCAAGTCCTGTCATAAATGCACTCCCTGCTGTATAACCTGTTAATGTTGTACCTGCAGCAATTTTTCCAGAGGCACTTACGGTTCCAAACATCCCTGCGCCCGGAAAAAGAAATGATGCACCAATTAAAGCAGCTCCTAATAAAATTCTTCCAGTACTTCCACCTGCTCCTGATATAACAGGAATAAAATGTATATCTTCTTGACCAATAGGATAACTTATTTCTTCTTTTGAAATGTCATAATTTCCGACTTTTACTTGATAATATTTTGGATTCATAAATTTTTCTACTTGAGGAAAATTATTAACAAGAAAACTTACTGCTTTTGCAAGGCTATCTACTTTTATTTCAAACTCTTTATGGCCTACAAATTCTGCAAGTTCGCCATATAATTTTAATTTACGAAACATAACGATACCTCCCTCCTGTGCATTTTAAAAGCCATTGAGAATATGGTTCCCTACAAGATAGTCTATCTGTTAAATGATGTAAAACATCACCATCTAAAAAAATAGCTACATGATTTAAACCTGTTGAACCAATAGACATTAATAATGTATCTCCATTAATTAATTTTTCATCAGGTCTTAATTGTCTAAAACCAGTTCTCCAAGCACAACTTTCAAATAACGGATTTTTAATAAATTCTTCTGGTGTTGTAGGTCTATCCCAATCTTTAAGTTCAATATTTTTTTCTTCTTTATACCAATCTCTAACTAAACTCCAACAATCAGTTACACCCCAAACCCATGGTCGACCTAATAATGGTGGCTTATAACCACAAGGCTCACAGTAACCCCAAGTTTCTGTTTTTGGATTAACAATATGCCACGGTAAATTACTTTGTTCACAACTTATTTTATCTGCTTGACTTGCAACAGGTGGTGTAACAGGGTGACTATGAACAACAGCTGTTATTTCTCCTGTATTATCTGCCTTTATATAATCTTCTGGGTCTAAAATAAAACATTGATGATTTGTCATAGATAAATTACGGCAAGGATAATATTTCTGTTTTCCTCGAATATTTAATAAAAGACCACAAGATTCTTTTGGGTCTTGGTCTTTCGCATGAATTAGTGCTTCTTCTTTCCAATTCATGCTATAAATGTACCAATTGATGGAAATTCAGTTCTTGTGCATTGTCTTTTAGGAGCTCTAATACCTGCAAGATCAAATACTGCTGCCAATTCAAATTGCACAACATCTCTGTTTTCTGCAGCTTTTCTATCAATCTTATATATTTCCTGTGGAAATTCTGCTGTAGGGTCTGGTGTCCCTAATGTATTTGTACCTCCAGAAAAGTTAACAGCATCTAAATAACGTGCTAAAGTTCTTATTCTTGTTACTGTTGCTCCTGTTAAATCAATACCAGTTGTTACAGTGTTAACATTTAACAGAATTGCTGTAATAGTTCCAAGAGCATTGCTGATAGTTAGAGTTGGTCTTGGTAATTGTCCGTTTCTAAAAGCAAAACCCTCAGCCTGTATTGGCATTTTTATATATGTGTTACCTGCCCAAATAACATCCCCATTATTATTTAAACTCGTTCCATTATGAAATCTGTAAGTTTGTGCAGACCCATGTAAGGTTGCATCAGTTGTAATTGTAAATAATTCAATAATTGATGTAGGATTGATCTTTTGTAGATCAGTAATTATCGGAGCAGTACTCATGGTTCAAAAACTTCTCTAAATGTTGCTTGAATTGTTGCTCTATTTAAATAATTTATTCTTTTGTTCCAATTATCACAAACAAATTTTTTAGAACTACCTTCACCTGCAGGTGTATAATCGAAACTTTCTGTAGAACCTCTAGCATCTAAAAAAGTTTCAATAGTATCAGAATCAGTTTCACTTACATTCCATGTAAAAATAAAAACTTTTGGATTCTGATTATCAGCTAATCCAAAAGTGATTCTGTGTTCAAATCCATCTGCAAAACGAACTACTCTTTTAAATGGAGCAGACCTTTTTTGACTACCATAACTGGGTTTTATATCAGGAAAAGTTGCCATTACGCTAATAAACCTCCGGGTCTTTTCTGTTTTAACAATTCTGATTGTATTGCAACAGATAAAACTTTTCCTAACTCTTGTCCTCCTTGATCGTCTCCTTCAACTGTTGAACCTGTTGCATCTACATTTACAACAATATTTGTTGGACCACCACCCATAGAATTATTTGACAAAACCATTCCAGATCTTGACGGAGTAAATAATTCTGGTCCACGTTCACCAACTAAATAAGACTTATTTGCCATAACAGAACCACCATTAGCTCTTTCTCCTGAAAAGAATTTCCCAAGTCCTCCGGGTAAACCTCCGAGAAAAGATGATACTCCATACTGAATTATGGCTCTTTGAATAGCTCCAAACACACTTGATGCTACTTCTCCTAATGTTTTAGTTCCTTTAATAGCTCCATCTATTGCATCAACTAAACCTGTTTCTATAGTACTAGCAATAGAACTATATAAAGTTTTTATTCTTTTTAATTGCTGTTCATTTTTTTTATCTTGTACTTCCTGTTCTTTAGCTACTCCTAATTTTTTCTTCATGATTTC